TAGAGATAGACGCTCTAAAGCTGTTTATGTTAAGAAAGGCCAGGAGCCTTTCGCTTCTCAGGGAGACAGGTCTCCCGAGCCCCGTAAGCTTTCTAAGCCACTTGGTGTGGAGAAGAGAGCCAAACGTGGCAAAACTGGAAATTCAGTTTGTCGCTCTACCCAATGCAAGGAAGTTGTTGGTAGTTCTAATGAGACGGGTGTCGTTGCCGCTCATAAAAATGTCCCTGGTAAGGACTCCTTTACCAAGAAGGTTAATTCCTTGATACCATTTCACAGAAAGCACGCCGTAAGCGATAAACAATTAGAAGAAATTAGGCGTCGTTTCCCCCAATTTGATTTCAAATTTGGTGGTTGTCATGCACATAAGACCCACAATGAGGACTGTAAAGCTCACTCAATAGGGGTAATGCATGACCATCCTCTAGGCGCCACGGAGCGTGCTGTATGTGAAATTCTCGCGTTGCAAGAGATTGAAAAAGAGTTCGGTGCTGTTCGTATAACAGACATCGGTGGCAGTGCCATGCGCCATTTTCAGAATGGTCGTAAACTTGTTCACTCTTGCACCCCTATACTCACATCTGATGATGTGTGTCGACGTCGCAACCAGAGTCATGAATATAATCAATGCTTTGATAATTCACTGGATTGCAACGTTGCTGTAGATGTTTATCTATCCGTCCATTCCTTGTACTACCTAACTCGGCCGCAAATTCTCGAGTTAGTTCATCGTAGTTCAAGGAAGATGCTAGTCGCTGTCGTTCATAAGTTTGACGACTTGTATGGGGCTATGCATCATAATGGTGAGTTTGCTGAGTCAAAGTACGAGGCGTATTGCGATGGATTGGATGTTAATGTAACTATGCATGTGAATGGTAATTTAACATCGTATAAACACAACAGCTGCTTATGGCTTAATGACACCTACTTTCAATATAAGGATAAAGCAATAGCTTGGAATGGTAAGAAATTCGGAGACAGTTGGATTTTAAAATTTGTGGCTGTACCAGAGCACAGAGTTGGCAACATCTGTGTCGACACCAAGGTCGAGATGTCTTTGGTTAATAGTTTGAATCGTAAAGAT